CCTGTCTAGTTCTTTCCTGCTCATCAATCGTTAAATAATGTGCGGATTGATTTTGTCCGTTAAATGCAGGGCTACCAAACTTATGTACTAATTGATCTGCTTGTAATAAACCAACCATTAATATGGCAAAAATTATAATTACACAGGTGCCTAATAATTTGTAATTAGGTTTTTTTATTTGCTTCTTGTTGCGCTTGTTCATCTAATTTCATCCTTTCCTTTAACTCTATCACAGTATCTAATTTCTGTTGTAGTCTGATAATATCGTTGTCCAGGAGTCTGATACGGTCTATTAAATCTACCACTATCTTTTGAGTTTCTCCCAATCGAGTCTTTATTTTGGTGGTTATAAAGTTCCAAATAAAATAAATCATGTAAAGCAGACCCACTGTAGCAACAATAGGGAAGCCGTAATCGCTGATGGCTTGTGCTATATCCATCAGTCTTTCCTTGCATCTTCCTTTCCATCTGCTCTTGCAATTCTTTCTAAATCTGGGCGAATACCTAATACACTACACATAGTAGCGTCTACTCTGATGAGATCATGACTCATGGTTTTAGTTCTATTATCTAATCCTTGAACTATAACAAAGATACCGTTTACTTGGCTAACCACACTTTCTAGTATGTATTTGATAGTTAAGAAAATAAAGAAACCACAGACTAAAGTTATGGCGATAGGAAACCCTACGTCTCCAATTAACCCAAAGACTTCTTTCATTTTTAATCTTCGCCTTTAAATTTCTTAGATGCACCTGAGGTTCCTGCATAGAGTCCAAACCAGGCGGCTCCTGCACCTACAATAACTGAGATTAAACCTGACTGCTCAAATGAAGGTGCTTCTAGTTCCATGAACCACATCACTGTGTAATAAAGCAAAACTATATAAACAGTTAAGAAAGCTCTTGGAAATATGCGCCAACTATCCACGGCTTGCGCTAAGAATATCCATCGTTGATGAGGGTTTTTAGTGCCTTCATCTTCCAATTCCCTAATTCTATCTTTAAGGTCTGCTTTTTCTTGTAATAATGCCATGAATTTATTAAGGTCTATTTCTACCTCATTTCTATCCATGTCTCCGCCGAATCTTCCTGATGGGTCATTACTCATTTTAGTCCTCCTCTTCTTTATCGTAGTCCCTATAGAACTTTATGATACCTAATATATCTTTTATATACCTAGTGATGTCCGCCATGTCCATACTTAAATGCTCGTACTCTTTACTCGATAACGTATAAAATGCTCGTCGTGGAGCTTCTCCTTTTTCTAAATTATCTAAATAAATTTCCATTCTTTCAGGAGTCATGATCTCCCAATCCACGGGATCCATCTGCACTTCCATAGGCAATGGTGGGTGATACATAGGTGGACGTTCCGCTATGGTGGTTACAGAAACAGGTTTGGCTTTGGGCTGGATCATAGAACAACCTGAAGCTATTAAAGCCAAACTAACTATTAGTGCTATCTTCTTCATCAAATTGAGTTGGATCAGTTAATTTTTCTAAATTTTCTAAAACTCGTTTAGAAGCCCTGTTTATTTTACCTTCCATTAATTCTGGTTTTGCTAAGGTCAGTTCATCTAGATCATGAGAAGCAAATGTTTTTCGTAATTTATTTACATCACGCATCGCTTCTTGCTTTTCCCTCTCTAAGGAAACTAATTGAGTCTGGGTTTGTTTTTGTCTATTAAGGTGGTTTTCTATCGCCTCGTTTTGTTCTTGTATCTTGGTTTCTAAAACAATTTGATTACCCTTTAACGTACTTATATCATCCTGTAGTCTATCTATCCAATACGCTGAACCTGCTATTGTTGCTAATAGCAGTCCACCCATAATGAGAGCTAATTTCACTTTTTCTTCACAGGAACAAAGATTCCTTTTTCAATAAGAATAGCTCTATTTGCTAGGTGTGCATCTTCTACTAAGGCTTTATTTTCAGCGTTATATTTAACCGCGTAACACTCTTTGATCATGAGTTCATTGACATTGCGTAAACTGCCCTTTTCAAACTCCGCCCAAACTTCTGCTATTACGCGCCCAAACTTTCCTTTAGAGTCTTTTATTTTAGTTTTTAAGACAATCTTTTTCCCTTTAATACTTTCTTTAAGAAAGGCTTTACTGAGTTTTCCACGTGCTTTTTCATCTTTGTCTCGCGTACGACTTTCAGGGGTATCAATGCCAGCCAACCTAACGCGAACAGCATGATGAACATCGAAGCCAAGGTCAAGAATAACATCCATAGTGTCACCATCCACCACTCTTTTAACTTTACATTTATATTCGTACATTTAATCATCTCCTCTTAATACCTTATCCCTTAACCGTAATGCTCTATCCCCTACTTGACTGGACCATTTAGAATCCATCATTTCAACAGCTGCTGTTTCCCACTGCGCAGTGTGCATAGCTGCTAAAAATCTTTTAAAATTACTTAGACGCGGATGCCCCAGATTAAAACACATATTAGCCATAACTCGTTGTCTAGTGTCGTCTAAATTACGCCACCAAGGTTCCTTCATATCTAGTTCCTCACAAACTATTTTTATATCTTGATTAAAACATTCTTCCACCCGTTCTTCTGACACAGGAGTTCCCACTGGCTTTCCATATTCTTCATCTTTTTCTGTTATTAAATGTCCAATTCCAAATGTAGCATAGCCTAAATGATCCTCATAAATTTCATAGACACACCCTTCATCATCCATAAGCTCTTGCATTAATTTATCCATGTTCATAGTACGGGTACCTCGATTGCTCCGTTGGTAGAAATACTTAATTTGCCCAAACCACTGACACCTTCGACTCCTCGCTCTGTTCCCGCATAAATATCTACCCATAATGATCCTGTCCATAGTTGTAATTGACTGGTGGATAAATTCCAAATAATATCGCCTGCTTGAAATTGATTTTTATTACGTTCTGTAGCATTAACGGAAAGAGTAGAATCAATATCAACTTTATTTAAGCTAAGCTCCAATACCCTAACTAAACGGTTAAACGTTTCAGGGGAAATTTCTCCTATCGCAACGGGTAATTTAGTTTCTAATAATTTAGCCATTAGCGTTTACCGTTGGGACGTAAATCCATTCGCATCGCTCCTACTCGGAATCCTACTCCTAACCTAGTTCCTGAAGAACCGTCGTCATCGGATTCGATTCGCAACGCCGCTTGCCGTGCCCGTAAGCGAGTATTAATTTGTGTTGTAGTGGCGGTACAGGTGGTTGTAGAAGACGTGGAAAGGCTTTCCCCTGGAAAATTTCTCTTTTTTAAAACAATATTAATTGTTTGATCCGAACCACCGTTCCCTGTAAATTTAATATCGGGAATAATACGTCGTATTTGTTGAAACTCCTCCCCCGCAGGGTCAATATCAAAATCACTGGATTCTATATAAACACTGTCCATCGGAGAACCATCGGCATCATTTCCTGTTTCATGATCATATAAATAACCTACATTGGCTGTGGTATAAGTTGCTATAGGGTTATTAAAGATACCTTCATCAATCCAAGCACTACGACTCAATTGACCAATGGACCATACCTGTTCATCGTAGTTGTATACGACGTAGCGATCAATTGTTGTTTCTCCTGACGAACAATAAAACCAACCTACTTCATCAAATTCTTTATTTAAAAATCCAAATACTTGATAAGCCTGTCCCTCTTCAAAATCACTAAATACATAATCCTGTACACTACAGGGAACGTCATTAATTTGTCCTGTGTAATTATAAAAGCCTTTTTTATCCATCCAAAACACTCCTTTGGGAGAATTTACTACCCCTTTGGGACCAATTAATCCCACCCCTTCGTTTACTAAGTTAGTGGAAAAAGTAAAGGGTTGCCCTACAAATGTCATAGAATACATTGAAGTATCAGTCCAAACTAAAGTTTCTTGTCGTGCTCGTATCGCTCCTACGATAGCAGAGCCTGCGGATAATCTAAAAGACCCTGCTGTGTTAGTGGCTAAAGGTTCCCATTCGGTCACGTTTTCCTGATCGCTCCAACAAATAAACATGGGGTCTGACGCTGATGTTCTTTGGTTACTGCTATTAAGTGGGTCAGCTCCAAAACAAATGACGTGTCTATCAATATCACTAACTAATACTTGTAGGGCAATTGTCGGAGCTAAATTGGCTCCTGCTAAATCAGAAACAGCGACTGCTCTAGTGGTGGCTCCTCCACTTTGATCCCAATAAAAAACGCCTCCTCCTCTAGGATTCATTACTAAGTCCTCACCAAAATTATCATGACTCCAATTACGCAATTGGCTAGAGGCACTAATCGCACTCACACTACCCCAAGTACCTGCACCCCATGTACCTGCACCCCAACCAGAGCCTTCTACATAAACATCTAAACCGACATTGATTTGATAAGCACCAACCACGGAACTACCCCCGTTGCCGCTATCACTGCTGTTCGCCGTAACGGTGTCCCCGTCAGTGTCCTTGGCTTCAATAGTGTAAACATTGGCACTCGTTACAGTCGCAATTTGATATTCTTGATTAAGTACCTCGGCGGTAATAAGACCGCCTAAAGTAGCTGCACCGCTAAAGGTTACAAAGTCATTAACCACCGCTCCGTGAGAAGTATCAGTAACGGTAATAGTGGCATCACCATTCGTTGCAGAAAAAGTAACGTCTCCTGCGGAAGTAGTGGTTCGGAGAGGAGTTATATCGTTAAATTCATCCCCTTGTAAAACGTAGTATTTCCACGTGGTTCCCATTCCCAGGTATTTAGTTAACTCTAAATTAACCCAAGCGTGTAAGGCACGACAAGTGGATAAAAAAGTATTGGACGTGTTTTTAGCCCAACCGCCAATTTTTTCAGGAAGCCCCTTACGGAAACGAACTAAATTAGAATCAAACCAGCCCCCCTCATTTGAGTAATCAGTTCCTTCTCTATCTATTCCAGGTCGAAATAAAAACTTTTGTAATGGCATTTCATCTCCCTAAAATAATTTATCAATTCCTAAAGAAGCAGCCACTAATCCGTACAAACCCCATAAAATTAATTCTAACCGTTTAAATTTTTCGGAACCTTCTTCTAGTCTTTTTTCTATATGCTCATAGCGAATCACACACTCTTTCTCGTGAGCGTGTACTTTAATTAATGCTTCTTTTGCAGTTGCCATTTATTTTTTAGTTGCTTTTTGTTTCGCCTTTCCTATATTAAACGCTAATAAATCTATAATTTTGTACAACTTACCTATCCACACATCGTCTTTGGGAGTAGGGGTACTAGCCGCAATGATTGAAGATGCCGTTACAATAATCGTAAGCCACGTAATTAGATTAAATACCATTTCCATCATGAGTCTTTATCCTCACCATTTGCCTGCGGTTCTTCTTCCGCTTCAGGTTCCAGCGTACTTTGATACGCCGCTAACGCCGTTATTCGTATATCCAGTTGATATTGCAAGGAAGCCCTTTGTTCCTGTAAATTTTGTACCTCTTGTTGTAGATTCTCTATATAAGCTACTTTTACATTAACTATAGGATCTACATCTACTTCCGTAGTTTCTACGGGGTCTATTATTACTTCTTCCTTTTCCCAATGTTGATATTCTTCTTTTACTTGTTCTGTCATTATTGTTCCTGTATGTCCCAGCAATTCAAATTTGCTGCAACGGTTCTTCTCTCACCCTCTCCGAAGAAAGGATATACCATGTGCTGTAAGCCTGATGGGAACATATACTGTACCCCTATCTCTGGCTTGATCACACAACTTTGTGGCGGAAATAATCTATCCGTATCTGTTAGACTATTTTTTCCGTAACTAAATGCTAAACAGCCGTCACTGTGTCCTGAATCGTTATATAAACTGTATTCAGGTGTACCTGATGTCGGCTGGTCTAAAATCTGTTGGGGTACTTTAGTCCAAGTCGTAGTGGAAATACCCATAAGCGTCTTAGTGCCGTGATCGTGAATGGGGTTATAATCCCCCTCAAAACTATGCACGGACCAGAGTTCGTCTAAGGCTATCTGTTTATTAGTTTTAAACCGAACTCCTGTAGACTCAACAAAATGATTGATGTAGGTTGCTCCTAAATCGCACAAATACGCTACATAGGGTTGCACACGCTCATCGTCAGTCGGGGGAATATTAAGCTGTTCGCCTTGATGGATTTGTCCCACTAAGGTTTTAGCTAGGGATTCCCTCTCCTCATCTTCTCGTAATTCATCCAGATAATCGTTTAAGCCGTCTACCAACTTATCGGGTATTTTAGCCTTCAGCATAAAAACGGCTGGCATCGTATAGATGTCAACCTCGCCTTGACCATCTGCTCTGGCGTAAGCCATGCTTAACTAGGTACTGCGAATGACTCGTCAGGCACTGGATCGCTAGGTGGGTTCGTAATAACCGAATCCACTTGACTAGCAAATACTGCATCCCACTGTGACGTAGGACAAAGTGCTGTTAAGTCTGACTTACTAAACGTACCTTTCGCTGCTTTGGTAAAGTTAGTTGCTCCTGATACTGGATCAGTTGCCTCTACATCTGTACTAAACGTACTGGTATAGTAAGTTGCATCACCTTCGCTGTCGTTTTCATATTGCATTTCCAACTGCCACATTTCCACTTTACTGGATTTGACATAGGGAATGGTTTTTATTAGCGTTTTAGTTACTGCCATTTTTTACTCCTTATTATTATTTTAACTTTCTAATGCTGCTACTCGTGCCGTAAGAGCATCAATTTTATCATCCGCTTCTTGTAAAGCTTTGACTAATGGAGTCACCATTGCTTCTAAAGAAACACCTTGAACACCACTACTCAGTTTAGTCCAACCACCAAAGTTAGATACTCCTGCGTCATCCATAGCTGTTTTAACTTCTTGAGCCACAAAGCCATGAAAAGTTGTGGTGCTGTCCATGAGATTTTCATCAGCATTGTAATGCTTTGCTAATTCTGAATCACTAGAATCTACTTCTCTAGAATCTTTCCAATTGTAAGTTACAGGTCTAAGAGCATTAATAAAATCAAGACCTAAAGTGTTTGTAGCAACATTCTTTTTTAACCTTACATCTGAAGTTCTACTCCAACTAGCATTTGAAGTAAATCCGTTGTAAACATAATTAGAAGCTTTACCAAAAGCGAAAAAGTTGCCATCAATCTGTATATCATGTCCTATAACAATACAATGATTATCGCTATTACCTAGTGTAGTTCCGTGTCCAATACATATATTTGCATCCTCAGCTGTAATATTGTCTCCTGCGAGATAACCAATAGCTATATTTTCATCTCCAGTTGTAATCCCATCTCCAGCATTACCACCGATAGCAACATTACTATGACCTGTCGTGTTTGCATTCAGAGCATCTCTACCAACTGCCGTATTATTACTCGCTGTTGTATTGGAATATAGTGCAGAACTTCCTATGGCTGTATTGTAACTTCCTGTCGTATTAGTTAATAAAGCACCCCAACCTAAACCTACATTTTGTGTGCCTGAAGTATTGGCTCCTAACGCTTGATAACCAACAGCAACATGATAAGAAGCCGTTGTGTTAGCATCTAAAGCCAAATCACCGACAGCTACACTTTGTGTTCCTGTCGTATTAGCTGACATTGAACCATAACCAATAGCTATATTGTTTGAAGCAGTAGTATTAGCATCAAGAGTATAGCTACCGATAGCTGTGTTATAAGCACCAGTTGTATTTACTCCTAAAGCATCTAAACCTATACCAACATTGTGTGAAGCAGTAGTATTTGCGTCTAAAGCTGTAGCACCAATAGCTACATTAGATGCACCTGTGGTGTTTGCTAGTAAAGCTAAATAACCAACTGCTGTATTGTTACTAGCTGTGGTATTGGCTTCTAAAGAACCTTTACCAACAGCTACGTTTGTTGCTCCTGTCGTGTTTGCTCCTAAAGCAGCAACACCAACAGCTACGTTGTTAGACGCTGTTGTGTTAGCGTCTAAAGCATTAGCACCAACTGCTACGTTATAAGCACCTGTAAGGTTTTCGTATAACGCTCCATAACCAACTGCTGTGTTGTAATCTGCTGTTGTGTTTTTATGCAACGCATCTCTGCCTAGTCCTGTATTGTAATCACCTGTTGTGTTTGCTCCCATTGATTGTTGCCCAACCGCAGTATTTCTTTGTCCTGTCGTATTAGCGTCTAAGGTAAGCGCACCAACTGCTACGTTTGAAGCACCTGTCGTGTTTGCATACATAGCATGATGACCAACTGCTACATTATTATTAGCTGTGGTGTTAGCATATAAAGCAGCCCTACCCATAGCGACATTTTGTTCGCCAGTTGTATTGCTTTGTAATGCACT